AGTATAATAAAAATACAGTAGAAGCTAAACGTGATAGGTTAAATACTCGAGCTGTAGAAATGACAACGACTGAGGAGTTTCCTGCTAAACCCTCTCAGTTTAAATGTAAATGGTGCTACTTTGGTAAACAGAATATTTGCCCTAGTCGCTTTGACTAAAGGAGATTAATTATGTCAGCAGATTTTGATCAGATAGAAAAGCAAACTTTAACCGACGTAGCCCAGTTACGTCAAGCCGAGCAAAGCTATGGTGACAGTTGGCGCAGTAGAGGTGGTGTAGGTGCTTTTATGATGTTAGCACGTAAATGGGATAGGATTGAAAACCAAGTTAAAAAAACTCATTATGATATCTTTGGTACCATCCTTGACGACCCAAGCAGCACTGGTATACTAGACGACATACAAGACTTACGTTGTTACCTACTCTTAGTTGAAGAGTACGCTACTCGTTTAGTAAAAGAGTTTGAAGATGCAAAGTAGTATGTTTGCTCCTGAGACTGACTGGACGCCTCCTAACAGCCTCCCAGAGTTATCAAAATATAAAGAAGTAGCTATCGACTTAGAAACTTACGACCCTTTACTCATGTCTCATGGACCGTCGTGGGCGTTTGAAGGACAAGGGTATGTAACTGGGATAGCTATAGCTACAGAAGATTTCGCTATCTACTTACCTATCCAACATGTGGGTGGAGGTAATTTAGATAAAGGTGTAGTTACTAACTGGCTTAAACAAGAACTAGCTCACCCTAATGATAAAGTATTTCATAATTCTTTATACGATTTAGGTTGGCTAAGAAGAATGGGTGTTCATGTTAGTGGTAAGATACACGATACTATGTTTGCTGCTCCTTTAGTTGATGAAAATCAATTTGGGTATAGTTTAAATAAACTAGGGCAAAGATATGTAGGTGAAGTTAAACAAGAAAACTTGCTAGAAGAAGCAGCAAAATCTTTTGGTTTAAACCCTAAGTCTGAAATGTATAAACTTCCTGCTAAATATGTAGGTGAGTACGCTGAGCAAGATGCTGCCCTTACTTTAAAACTTTGGAAGATTTTAAAAGAAGGGTTAGTGAGAGAAAACGTAGAAAAAATATATGAGCTTGAAACTTCTTTAATACCTATACTTTTAGACATGCGTTGGAAAGGCGTACCTGTAGATTTAGATAGAGCAGAGGTAGTAAGTAAACAATTACTTAAAGAAGAAAAATCGATACTAAATGGTATCCATAAAGAGTTTGGTGTTACCCCAGACTTATGGGCTGCTACTTCTATCTCTACTGTATTTGATAGAGCTGGGCTAAGTTACCCACGTACACCTAAAACTAACGCTCCATCTTTTTCTGGGGAATGGTTAGAGGCTCACGATCACCCAGTAGCCAACTCCATAGCTAGGGCTCGTAAACTAAATAAAGCTAGGACTACCTTCATTGATAAGATGGTACTAGAGCACAGCGTTAAAGGTAGAATACATGGGGAGCTTCATCCGTTGCGCTCTGACCGTGGTGGTACTGTAACAGGCAGGTTTAGTAGTAGTAACCCAAACCTACAACAAGTACCAGCTCGTAATGATTATATTGGACCACTGATTCGTAGTATTTTTAAACCAGAAAAAGATAAGTACTGGGGTTGTTTCGATTACTCTCAACAAGAGCCTAGACTAACCGTACATTACTCCTCCGTTACAGAGCAGGAAGGTGCAGCAGACGCAGTAGACGCTTATAAAAATAAAGACGCAGACTTTCATCAGGTGGTCGCAGACATGGCTAATATCAGCCGTAAGGAAGCCAAGATTATTAATCTGGGTTTAAGTTACGGTATGGGTAAAGACAAACTGATTTCTCAATTAGATATTTCTCCTCAAGAAGCAGAAGTGCTATTTGATACGTTTCATAGACGTGTACCTTTTATTAAAGGGTTAAGAGACCAGTGTGCTAGGCTAGGTAACAACCGAGGATTTATTACCACCGTATTAGGACGTAAGTGCAGGTTTAATTTATTTGAGCCAAAGTTTGACAGAGATGTAGCCCTGCCTTTTGCAGAAGCTCAAGAAAAATATGGTGAGGATATTAAACGTGCGTTTACATATAAAGCTATGAATAGATTAATACAAGGTTCAGCAGCAGACATGACTAAGAAAGCAATGGTGGATTTATACCAAGAAGGTTTTCTACCTCACACTCAAGTACACGACGAATTAGATATTTCGGTTTCTAATAAAGAAGATTGTGAAAAGATTATGCAGATTATGGCGGACTGTGTTCCGTTGTGTGTGCCTAATAAAGTAGATGCAGAAATAGGTACAAGCTGGGGAACAGCAACTCAACATTATGAGGAATTTTTTAATGACAAGTAAACGAAAAGAATTACGCAAAAAATATTTTGAAATATTTATGCTTTCACTCAATAGTGACTACACGCTAGAAGAGATAGGTATTCGATATGGAATTACTAAACAGAGAGCTTGGCAGATAGTTAGGTTTAATGAGCTTGGTAATGGGGACTATTACGCTGGGTATGGTGAGTACAATAAATATCATAAAACTTTACTTTCAGACGCAACACTTAGTACAATACAAAGGAATACACTTTTAAGAGATTGGCTGAGAAATCAAAATATTAGACTTATAAAAGGTAAAAACGATGGCACAAAAAGCTCTTCATGAAACTACAGGGTTAGCGGACTCCCCATGTATTGGGGTGTGTACGGTAACTCAGTGGGGCACTAGAACTTGTAAAGGTTGTGGTAGAACAGCAAATGAAATCAGAGAATGGAACACCTACTCAGATTTTGAAAAGAAATTAATTGTATTAAGATGTTGGGAAGATTATCTTCCTCGTCAAAAAAGAGAAGCACAAGAACAGTCTAACAAGAGTAAAAATAATGATTGAGATTATTGGTCAAATTTTTGCTGTTGGTTTTTTGATTTGGTTGTTGGCTGCATTAGTTTTGTTTATAGCAGTTAATTACTTTATGGACATGTAGTTTAAAAAAGACTTAAACTGCCTTAAAATTTTTGCAGGACTTTTTTTCAAACGGAGTTTAAAAAAAGTTAGTGATTATCCTTTTATCAGTAACTGATGTACCCTAATATTAATTTACTTACTTATATAAGGGTAAGTTACTAACCACTTTCGGTTAGTATAACGGGAGAATATTATGGCAGCAGCCGTAGAAACCATGGCTTATGCAGGGGAATTACCCTGGCATGGGCTAGGCGTTAAAGTTGATGGCAACTTAACACCTAAAGAAATGTTGGATGAAGCTGGTCTTGATTGGTCAGTGAGTAAGCGTGACATATTTACTTATGACAACGCTGACCCTGATAAGTCGCAAGACCTTATTATGGCACCTAACCACTCGCTACTTGTAAGAGATAGCGATAACACTGTTTTTGGACCATGTGGACCAAAATTTATACCAACCCAAAACGAAGACGCTTTTACGTTCTTCAAGAAGTTTACCGACGCTGGTAATATGAGTATGTCAACCGCAGGCTCATTAAAAGGCGGTAGACAAATCTGGGGGTTAGCAGAAATTGATGACAGTTTCACGCTACCTGGAGATGATAGGGTTTTAGGTAACTTGCTTGTGTCTGTGAGTCACGAGTGGGGTAAAGCTAACGAAATTAGGTTTACGCCTATAAGGGTAGTATGTAATAACACGTTGAGTATGGCGTTAGCTGATAAAAGTCAGCCACATTTTAGAATGCCTCATACTAAAGTGTTTGACGCTGAGTTAATTCTAACTGCAGAAAAAGCGTTAGGACTAGCTAGTGACCGTATGAAAGAGTACAAAGAAGCAGCAGAATATCTCTGTAGCCGACAGTACAACGAGACTAGCGTTATTAGTTATATAGCCGATTTAATGCAACCTAAGTTAGCTATGCAGCAGAAAATACTAGAGAACACCAAAGACGAAAAAGCCTATGCTGCACGTGCGAGTATGCTTGACGAGTTTCAGAGTGCTCCTAGTAAGGTGTATGAAGCGTTAGAACAGCAGCCTGGAGCTAACCTTAAATCAAGTAAAGGTACTTGGTGGGGTGCTATGAATGCTGTTACCTTTGTCGTGGACCATAAGTGGGGTCATGACCGTGACGCAGCAATGCATAACGCTTGGTTTGGTGCTAGGGCGAGTTTAAAAACTAATGCCATGACTAAAGCTATAGAGTACGCTGAGGCTGCATAATGCACCCAGCATACGATATATATTTCGTTTACTTCAAGCCCGACTCTCCAAGTCGGGTTGTGAAGTTTGCTATGACAGACATGCATAAAATTAAACAAGGTGGTATTTACATGGGCGACCCCATGAAAATGTCTCCTGCTTTAGGAATACCTCAAGCTGAGAAGTGGTATGAATTTTTTACAGGCAGGAAAAAGAAGTTTGACACACCTAAGTGTGGACAGTTTGCGTTATATAAACTATTGATGAAAAAAGCAATACCTTTTACCGAGGAAGATATGAAAAAAGAATACAGAACAGAAGCAACAATAAATATTCCTAAACCGAATAATTACTGTAAAGAAGTCAGTGCTCGTGATCCTTACGACACTAGTCAAAAATTAAAACGTACTGATAAAATGCCTATGTCTTCTAAGAATAAAGAACGCATGAAGCAGTATGAAAAGATTAAAACTATCCAAGATGTTTTAAACAAGGGTGTGTTGAATATCAATGACATTAAATATGATATAAAATTAGGATATGTCAAAAAATCCTAATTACGAAACTCTTTGGGAAATGGTTTATCACAACCCAAAAGAAATCAAAAAAACTCCAGCTCGTTTACTCTTGAAGTTAAACAAGAACAACCCAGATGCTATTCTAAATGAAGATATTTTTATTTGGTTAGAAGAACATAAAGATCAAATAGCTAGTGCAGTAATTAAGGCTATAAAGAACCGAACAGGCTCAAGTAAATATCAATTTATTACAGTTTTTAAAGTACCTTTTTATAAAGATCACTATAGCTAAAAGCCCTCTGACGGCTTTTAAGCCCTTGATTTAAAAAGCCTTACTTACCCCCTACCTTAACTGAACAAGGCGTCAGAGCCCTTAATAAAGTTTTAGATATTCGTATACTTTGTATACGATCAATATTAATATATACCTATATTATATAAGTAGGAGATATTAATGAGGGTGAAAGAAAACCTAACATGGAACGTGTGCTACAACGACGGCATTACCAGCCAAGCTGTGAATGTTTTAACAGCACAAGACGTTGACGCTGAATGCCAAAAAATTGAAGAAATTGTCAACCCTGAATCTATAGAAGTGGTTGAAGTTACAACCAAAAGTTGGTTCTATAAAGGAGAAGTAAATGACTGTAATCAATAAAGATGTAGAAATACCTTACCCACTTTACAGAATTAAATGGGGCTTTCATGAATATGAAGTGGGAGACAGTGCTGCTATACCCTACAAAGATAACGAGTTAGAAGTTACACGTTTTAGAGTGGCTGCTAGT